CGAGCTGCTCTGAACCCAGCCATGGTAATATCGATTAGCGCACCAAGGCCCATACCCTCGAGTGTGTTTTTTAGCCGGGCTTGTAGGCGCTCACCAGCCCCAGCCTCTTCGTCCACCTGGCTGTCCAAGTAATTTATGACGTCATTCTCTAGGCCGGCCTGCTTTAAGAACGTGCTCAGGTTGCCGTCCTCTGGGTTAAACAGCGCATCAGCAAAACCACCCCGGGCCATGTTTCTGGCCATGCCAACGCCACGAACAGGAGCTGCGGCAAAGCCTGCCGCAAACTGCACTAGGCCTCGGGCAACATTCTCAACAGTGCTATCACCTCGGGGCACCTCGGGTAGTTGCATGCCCTCATAGCCCTCTGGCTTTTCTTGCTGGTAGCCTAAACCCTCTGGACCATAGGTAATGTAGCCCAGCGGCACTTTGCTCTCGAGCAACTCGGCCAGCTCGCCGGTCAGGTCTAGGAAGCCCTGTCCAGCGTCCCTGACGCCACCTAGAACGGCGCGACCAGTAGCAGCGCCGGTATCTACCACAGCATCGCCTAACCGGCTCAGGCCCTCTGAAACAGTTTCGTCCGTTTGCTCGGGCAACTGCATCATGTCATCTGGCGATAGCATCAGGTCAACACCCTGGTCTGAGATGCCAACGTCATACTGAAACGACCTTCTTAATTCATGTGATTGCCGCCGGGCTTCGATTAAATCTGTCATTCCGCAAGCCTCTGTGCTTCTATGAACCCAGCTTTTATATTCCGAAGTTGTGCGTCATTATATGAACCTAAACCGTAAGGACGTTTTTTGCGCTTGATTGACAGAAGTCCGTCAACAAACATAATTGCAAAATCAAAATCACCCTCGTTGATTTCTGTATAATCATCGAATTTGGCACCTATAACATTGAAGGCTTTAATATGGCTATTGGCCGAAGAAATAGTGCGTCTCTTCACCTCATCAGCCAAGAACTTGTCATTGTCTCTCAGTAATGTTTCTGCTGTAGCAATGCTGTCGAAGTTGCGCCCTTCTTTGCGGGCTTTTGTTAGGCGGCGCTCTAACTCACCCTTGAGCCGGCTAAATAGCTGATACCGCTTGTAGTTGGCGTCATCCTTGGAAATCGTTTGGATATTTTCCGGGATGTTCATTGCGCCCTTCAACCAGTTGGCTGCGGCAACATATTCATCGTCCTCATACTTCTTAGCTTCCTCGCTATAAAACTTACGGTCTTTGTTGCTGAGTTTGTCAAAGTGGTCTGCTACATCGCCAAAAGAAATGTTAGTGCCTTTGTTTCCAAGAAACGCCACACTGTCAGGGTCTGATTGTGTCCGGCGCTCACCTGCCTCTGTGTAATTAGTTGTGAGCTCTGCGGCCTTTTCAGGGTTAGTCCTATCAATGATAGCTACTTCTCTCTCAAAGGCATTAGTGTCACCGATAAGCATGGCCCGCATCGCGGCACCTATCGCCTGGTCCTCGGATGTTTCAGCCGCGCTGTTCTTGTTGTCTTCTTCGCTCTCTTCAAAGTTTATTTGCTCTGTGCGGCGTTTTCGCAGCTCTTGTGCTATGTCCGTATCTGACATGCCTTGGCCCCGTAGTATCTTTACCGATAGCTGCATGCCATCTGACAAGACGCTAGTCTTGCCCGCCTGTACATCTTTAATAACCTGTATGGGGTCATCCGCGCCAAACGTGCCATCTGTCAAAACTTGCAAGGCTGCGCTTTTGTCAACCTTGTCCATGTTGTCTTGGAATGTCTTGAGCTCTGCGCCTGTCAAAAACGAAATGCTTTTGGTTGTTTCGTCCTTGCGCTTTTTCTCTAATATGTCTGCGCCACCCTTACCGTTAATAATCCCGGCAACCGAGCTGACGTTGTAAGTCTCGTTGTGATTATTGCGAAATGATGTTTCTAGCTTTTCGTTTTCCTGTTTAACATAAGCCTCTAAGTAACTGTTCCACTTGGTATTTGCTACAATGGCTTGCTCAGCGCGGAAACTGCGAGCTAGGGCAGGGGAGGTTTTGTCTAAGGTCTTACCGTAACCAGCTATGACAGTGTCTAAGACAAGGCCGAAAGACTGCGGGCTAAAGTCTTGAATGCCAAGCTGTTGCAGATAGGCGTTCTTTGTTTCCTCTGACATATTGGGTGAGGTAACAACAGTGTCGAAGATGCCGGCAATCTCTGTGATGCGAGTGTTAGCCAATGCAGATATTTCATCTGCGGCAACAGACAGAGCAGCCTTTCGTACCGCCCTGCCATAGACAGAGCTCTGGTCACCTGGCAGCTCAATCTCCTCGCCACGCTGATAAGCATCTTCTATCTGCTGTTGTGTAGGCGCATTCGTAGCGCCGTACTCAGCGCCTTCTATCTGAGCCTTCTGCTCAGCCATCTGAAAGAAATAGTTGCTCATACTATCCAGGCTGCGAGCTATCCCCTGAAACCCTCGAGCCTGAGCTTTAGCGCCCTCAAAGCTAACGGTTGGAACCCGCAGGGACATATTAGAGCGTTTGTATCTTACCTGCTCTGCCATCTAAGCCGCCGTGAAACCTGGAGTGCCATAAACTTGCCCCGCGCTAAGTGCGCCTTGTCCAAGCTGAATGAAGGCCTGTGTTTTAGCAGCTTTCTTTACATTTGATGCAGCGGTGCGTAGCGAACCAGCCTGATACTCAGCCATTTTTTTGGCTATGGTTGCGTTGTCGCGAGCAATGGTAAACTCATTTACGCCTTCGCGCATGTTGAGCCTGCCGATTAAATCTTGCGATGACCCACTGGCTAAGGGGTTCATGTTGCCCGCTGCTGCCCGAGCTGTGTTTGCTGCCATAACACGTTCAAGTTGCCCGAGGCTAGCGTTTGCCTCTTGCTCGTACTGGATGGCCTGCACACGCCCTTGAAGGTTCGCTTGGTTGGCCTGAGCCTCCAGCATGTAGGCTTCTGCCTTGCCGGCTTGAATAGTTGAATATGCGCTTGCTGCGCTTGTAACTGCTGCTAAGACTGCTAGTTCTACACCTGACATGCTATTGCCCCACGCTCACTTTGTAATCCAAAGACAAAACCGTAAAGAACAGCGGCTTGCTCTGGCTGATTGTAATCTGTGCGTCCCGGTCATAACCGAGAAACCCTTGTGTCTTTTTCACCCCTGTAAAGTTTGTAACGCCTCCAGAACCTGAGAGCGGCAAGGTTTGCAAGGGCAGCTCTCTGCCATTCAGAGTTAAGTTCTGAGAGCGGAAGAGTATGGGACTTACCTCTAGGATGCGCCTGCGCTGGCTCTGCACCGCGCCACTAGACAGTCGGGGCTCAAATGGCTGTGTCTTCACCGTAACGGTGTAATCAAGCCCAACCTCAGCATAACTTGTCGGAACGCCGCCCAGTGTTACATTTCCTGAGCTGTCCACCGTGTCATCTGTATCGACAATGTCATCCCGGATAATCTTGACCGTTTTAGCTTGCAGATGCGACAAACCGCCGGCTGTTGTGTTAGTCGGCAGGGCTTGGTCAGGTGACGCCGGGCTGGCGTAATACTGAATGGCGCTGTCTGTAGTGCGGTCATCATCGAACAGTTCGACATAGTATTTTGTTGCGCTGTTAACGGTTCTTTTTACAACTACATAGATATCGTCTAGGTCTACACCTACATCGATGAAGTCACCGTCTGTGGTAAAGCTGGACGGTGCAACTATTTGCTGGGGCCGGTTCAGCATGAAAGCAGCAATCGTGCCAGTGAACCCAGTGCTAGATGCCCGATATCCGGCTGAGCTACTCCCATTCACAATCAGCAACAAGTCACCCTCAGTCGTGTCTGTAGCAGCACGCAGAGCCATCCGCTTAGGGTCAACAATCATGTGGGAGGAGAGCAACGAAATGTTGTTGGCCACATAGGACAGCTCTACGTCAGAGAACAGCATTTCCCGCAAGGCCTTGCCCTGGCGCTGTATAAAGAGTGTTCCGCCCTCAGCCGCTTGTGGCCTGATGCCTACTTTTGAGCCCCGGCGGGTTGCTGACTTGATTGTAATGTTGGATGGCGTGATAGGGTCTAGGTCTGCCTGCGGCACGAAAAACTCAGCGCCTGATGTAAATATCTGTAAGTCACGACCTGAACGGATAGCGTTGATAGCATTGACATTGTCTGTGGTTAGCTCAACAAGTACGGCATCATCATCGAGCGCTTCTGCTGCTTTGAAGTTAAAGAAGTCGCTGACCTTTGAGCCGAACAAAGTAGAGGGATTGGAGGCACTGCCGCCAAAATACAGGCGCCCTTCATGGAATGTGCAGGTTCTTGGCCAACCCCGAGTGTTTGACCAGGCGTCTACATAACCTGTCTCTAGCTCCCAATCACCATTCGCTATAGCTGCACTCGCCTCGAAGAATGGTATTTCAACGATGACCTCAACCTCAGTACCACTGTTCTGAGCAACAATCCGAGCTCTGCCGAAACCGTTTGTAACATTGATGTATTGGTCAACGTGCGAGCTGGTGAACACACTGGCGCTGGCTGTAATGGTTACCGTGCCGTCTACAGCGTCAGGCGTGATAGTTCCAGAGGGGTTGGTTGTTGTAAGACTGTCAGCTACCTTTGGTATGGTCAGGCTCAGAGCTGATGCCGTCCATGTCGTATTGTTAGCGCCGCGAACCACTTTGAACGGGGCAAAGTTTTCATGCACGATAATTAGAGTGTCAGCGCTCTGAGTGAAATAAATCTTGTCCATGTCAAATGTAGAGACATCGTACAAAGTGCCTACAGTGTAATCCAGATAATCGTTGCCGCTGCCGTTGATGTTGGTCAGCAAAGCTCCAGCAGCGAAAAACCGAAACCTTATTGTTGTGGCGTTGTTCTGCGCTGAGGCCACTATCATGAAGTTTTGCGTAGTGCTAAACTCAAACGGTATCATCACCACGCCATTGCTGGGATTGTCAGCGGTTATATCTAACAGAAACTTGAGCCCAGGACGCCGGCTAAAGCCGCCTTGCGGCTCGAACACCACATTATCTGCAACATCGACAGAGCTGTAATACTGTTGCAAATCAATGCGACCCCGGAGTAGGGGGTCTAGCTCACCGACAGTGAAGTTTGCTTGGTACTGCTGTATCCGGCTCATCGTACATCCGTCAGTAAGTAATCACCCACTACTGACGGTGTTTGGCCGCCAGCATCAATATTGGCAGCTTGTCTGAAAAAACCACCGCGCAAGCCTTCGCCTGGGTTGCCGAGAGCCACGGTGCGCCAATACTCCGATTTTTGTGTCTGGTCAGTGATGACCTCAGCAAGGTGCCAGGCCATCTGGTAGGATAGCAGCGTCACAAAGTATGTAGGCATGTTGCCTTCTGCCACCGCTTTTTGATAGTCAATGTGTATCTCTGTTGCGTCTGTCATGAGCACAGCGCCTCCGGCTGATGACTGCGCTATTTCCCAAAACTTATAAAGCAGTCCACCAGCAGCAGATGTTGTGCGAACAGCCCGGGGTACGCCAAGCAGCATGTCATTGGGCAATAGATACTGATAGGTCCATTCGTTGTTAGGGGTGGTTGTGTCACGAACTAGCTGAACCTTCGCTATAGTAAATGACCAAGGGTACATGCCCATGGTTGAGAACTTTACTTCGTCATAGATGGTGTTACACGCGGTTGCTGCCGGGGTGCCATCGCTGAAAGACGAAATGGCCTCAGCTCCAAGAAGAAGCAGGGCCTTGTTACAAATGCCTACATCGGTATCGCCAGCAGCCATCTACACCTCCAAAGAGAAGAGGGGGCGGTTTCCCGCCCCACTCGATTAGTCGCTGTCGGTTTGGGCAATGGTTGTGCCGTCTGATACATCGACCACACCTGATGCGTTAGAAACAACAGTGTGGATTGATGACGCCAGTGTGCCACCAGTGCTGGTTACCGAAATGATTACATCACCAACTGCAACGTCATCAGACACATCATTGAAGTACGCCGCTGTGTTTACATCGGCTACAGCGTCTGTAGTTGTGTAGGTGAAAATCTGGGGAGCTGTGCCTTTTTTAGCATGCCCACCGATAGGGTTCCAACCTGCTCTTGCAAATGCCATTAGTCAGTCTCCTTAGCTCTCATCCATGACCACATCGATGATGCCATTTGTGTCAATGGCACCGGCACCCATAGACAGCATAGCTGTAATGAGGAACGATGTTTTTTCAGGGATGTAGTTGATTTCCGTCTTAGGAGCGATGCCAACAGCACAGCCGAGAGCTGACTTATGGAATGCAAACCCGGTACGGTCATTCGATGACTTCGGCAAGCCGCCTTCATCTCTGTCTCCAATCACATGGAAGGTAAAGCCCATCATGGTATTAATCGAGCCAGAAACGAGAGCCTGAATGCTCTGGAAGTCTGCTGAAACCGCACGTTCATCACCCAACAGGCCAGCAAGGTTGTTGGCATGGATAACAAAGTGACGGTCTGTCGGAGGTACATTAGCAGCGTCCAACAGCTTCTTAGCTTCAATAATCTTACCGATATTGAGGTTGGAAGCAGTGGCTGAGCCTGATGTAACCACAGTCTTAGCAACGGTGCCGCCAGCGGAAGCGCTGTTCAGGGCATCGATGATAATCTGGTCCTCACGGCGGCCAATGGCGTTTCCGACTAGTTGAGCGAGCTCTTGCCGCTCATCGAAATTGACCTTGGCTTGGTTGAAGATATCCGAATATTCAGCAGCCACATAGTCAGTAAGACTTACGGAAATCTGGCTGAACGTGCCGTTGATTGGCACTACATCGGTCTGTGGTGTACGAACAGATGCTTGACCTGTTCCGACTTTAGGGAATTTTACGGTGTCCCCTACAACACCAGTACGCATACGAGCAGCCCCGCGAAGCTGTGCAGCACCCTGATAGGCCTGATGCACTTCTGCTTCAAAAAGCTGGACAAATGCGGGTGAAAGGTTCGTAGACATTTTTCACTCCTCATGAACCGTTACAAAACTTGCGCCTTGATAGGTTGTCGGGGAGTGCCCCGGCCTCTGGCTTCGCTGTACGTCAGCGCCCGGTGGATTTCTCCACGCCAGACCGGCCCTATGGGTTATCAGTCACTTACAGACATACACTACAAGCTGTAGCTTGTAAAGCTCGTAGACACTTCATCTGGTTTTTGTACGAAAAAATGGGGGCCGAAGCCCCCAAGTTCAGGGACCTACCCGTATCGTTTTTGGAACTCGGCTTCAACTTGGCGAGTGTAATTCATGTCTGAGCCATAACGTGGGTCAGCCATTTTAGCCTGAATAGATGCCTTGAAGTCATCCTCAGACATGCCGGCTTCAGCAACATCAGCTATTGGTATCTGTGACATATCGCCGGTCATGGACCGTACCTTTTGCATCAGCCGCTGCCCCATGGCTGTACCACCCCAGACGTTGAGCTCTTCGCGCTCTTCGGCAGATATGATGCCTTTGCGCTCCAAACCGTCAGCCCAGTTGATGTTTGACTTAATGATTTCATCAGCATTAGAGCCCAAGGCTTTGCGCTCTTGTTCGTAGTTGGCCTGCATCTGTGCGCCATTCTCAATCGACATCTGTGTGATTGCGCCGGCCAGCTCATCAAACGCTGCCTGGTTTATGCCGTACTTCTGCGCCCAATCAAGGTAAGTGCTAACAACAGGGTCTTCCATGTCATAGCCAGCCTCGGTCATTACGCTAGTGTCATACTCATCGGGCGCCTTGTGTTTGCCCTGACTGAACTGCTTTTGCAATTCATCGTATGATTTAACAATCTTCTCTAAGTCCGGGCCTTCCTTCTCGTCCCAGAACTTCTCCGGGAACCACTCAGGCTTTTCGTAGATACCGTCCTCATCCTCGACCTCAGCCTGCTCGGCGTCCTCGGCGAGATGCGGGACGGCTTCGTTTTCTTCATTTGCTTGTGCCTCATCCTCAGCAAGCGCTGTGGCGGCCATCAGACCATCAGGAGCCGGCGCCTCTGCCGGTTGTTCCTGTGCCTGCTGGTTATCGTCAACTTGGCTCATTTGCTCTCCTCATACGTTGCTCTATCTCACGCACGATACTATTCTGGCCTTCCCGTGCGTAACCGTAAGAAGGCTCAGCACCCGGCACCCATGCCGGCTGTTCGATGGTAATAGACCGCAGATGTTCGAGCACCTTCTTGCCGGCTTCGGATGTAAAGCAGCGCTGAAACTGGATATCCAAGTCTCGCTGCAAATCCATGTTTTTAAGCCGGATGGGCTCTATACTGGCATCAACCCCGTCCCACCCGGGGTCATTGATGCTTCTAATCTTGTCAGCTTGGCTCATTGTTCACCTTCTTGCGGCTGCTGCATGGCGCTCTCTGCTTCCATGGCTGCTTGTGCCGCCTCCATCATCTGTTGCTGCATAGCCTGCCGCTCTTGCGGCGTTGTACGCAATTCTGCTGGGATGCCGAGCTGGTCAGCAATATAATCGCCTACAGCCTCCATCCTCAGTAGCATCTGCCCTTGTGGGCCTAATGCCTGAGACATCTGCATGAACTGCATAATCTCGTTTACGTTTTCCATGTTGTTTGCCATGGCCAACGGGCTGACCGGGGTCACCTTGACCTGCAACCCGTTTACCTTCAGCGGCAGCTCAATCATGCCCATCTCATCCATGAGCTCGAGTGTCCGGCGCACAATCGGGTGCATTGTTTCACCAATCAAACGACCGAAGGCACTGCCGAGGTTCTGGGCTAGGTCAGATAGCCTAGCGTTGATTTCCGTAGCAGACCGGGCGCTCATGTTGTCTGGCGTTAGGCCCTCATCAAGCAGTGTCTTTTTGATGTTAGCCCGCAGGTCCTGAGACACAATCTGAGACAAGTTAGCATCCCCAGACCTCGGTAATGGGGCAAGGGAGGGACCCCTCGGACCGCCGTTGGAGGATACGCCTATGACTGCGCCGGGTACGATACTGATGGTCTGGGGATTAAGGACACCGTCATCAACAGCAGTAAACACACCACCGATAGAGATGCTGGCGTTTTTAAGTGTTAGTTCAACAACCTTATTTAAAGTCTTGATATCAGGCAGACAATAGAGCACGGGACCGCGCCCGTATCTCTCATTCGATGCCTTCATGTACCGGCTGACTACAAACGGGAACGACTTGAGGTTGCGGTGCACAATCTTGAAGTCTTCTTCCATAACCATAAGGCAGTAGTGTATATCGCCATGCTCGGTATAGGTTGCCTCAAGCAGTTCAACCATTTCGGTTGGGTCTTCTTGATATTTACGGGCCATCTCCTCCGGGATGTTAGCATCTGGCCACTCGCGCTCAATAACACGGAACGGACGCTTGAACTTACGATAAACGGTATCCACGTTGCCATTTGGGCCTTCTTCAAAGGTCACATGATAGCTGGGGATAGCAGTGTAGCGGATGGGCGTAATGTCATCGCCAGGCTGTATCAGCATGACAGCGGTGCCCACAGCAAGGTCCAGCAGAAACTCACCCATGGCGAGGTCGAACCCGGATTGGTTCATAATTGAGAACATGCGCTCAGCGTAGAAATCCAGCACCTGCTGCGTTTCTACCTCGCGCTCTTTTGGTATTTCGTTGCCCGGCTGCAACCGACACCACTGTCTTTGTGGAGGAAACAACGATGATTGGATACGGTTAGCAAACCGGGCTGTGCTGTGGATAGCGGTGCTGTCAAACACTCGCTTCATCTTATTCTGGCCGGGAACTGCTTGTTCATAGTAACCGTCATATAGGTTACGCATGGGCAAGGCGTACTCATACGCCTCTTCATAAATAGCCCGCCATTGTTCTTTGTGGGTCTGAGCCTTCTGATATCGCTTCTTCAGCTCTTGGGTTGGTAGCTCAGCCATTTACGCCTTCTTGTGTCTATTAGCAAAATTACGAGCAGCTTCTACTGAGCCAAAGCCCCAAGCCTTGAGGGCCAAAGCCTTGCGAGTAGGGCGGCCCTTCTCATCTTTCATCGGGCCCTTCATGCCAGCAAAACGTGCAGCAAAAGATACGCGGCGAGGGCTTGTGCCAGAGCTAAGAGGACGCTT